TTAAACGGGTCGCCGGTTAATGGAATGAACATAACTTTTTTCATCTTTGGGTATTTCAAAATTGCACAATATATTTAGTTTCCCATCTTGCGATATGTCTATTCGCTTAATTATCGAATCCAGCAATGTTTTCCGTTGAACTTGACTAGCTTCCTTAAACACAATAGAAAAATTCTTTAATGCATCTAATACAATATTTTGTTCAATCTCTTTATCATTGTTCTCTTTTATTGATTGCTGCAGAGACTCCAGCTTTTCTTCAATTTCTTTTTTCTTTAAAAGTGTTTCAGTGTAACTCTTTTCGTAATCAGTTATTATTTCTTCATAAAGTGGGCTCTCTGGACTTACCCTTTTCATCAAGTTCATTATAGAAACAAGCTCACTTTGAAGCTCTTTTAACTCAGCTTGAGCGGAGACGATATCCGTTTCAATTGTGCTTTTTCCTTGGTCTATCCCTTTTAGTATTTCTTCTTTTAAATTGTCCTTATTAAAGCCGTCAAACATTTCAAGTAATTTACTGACAACAAAATCCTCAAGGATATTCTGTTTAAAATTCTTACTTGGACATATTTCATTTCTGCTTGTTTTGTCTTTATTCTGTTTAGAAGCACAGACATAATAGCAATACTTTTCATTATTCCGTTCTTTTTTTAAAACAGTTCTTGATTGTATAGGGCTTCCGCATTCGGAGCAATATACTAATCCAGTTAGTAAAAAGGTTGTACTAAATTTACGGGGAGCTGATATGGATTTCTTAGATTTCATTTCGTAAATCTTTTCTTGTTTGTCCAGTGTTCTTATCGCCTCATGGAATCCTTTTTCCCGAACAAATTTGTCTTGGTCATACTGTAAGTGTTTATTGCCTTCTTTTGAATATTCTATGATACCAGCATAGAAAGGGTTGAAAAGAACACCTTCAACTGCACTCTCAGTCCAGTACGTTTTTCTCCCCTTATATACAATTCTTTTTATATCCGCTCCTTTCTTTCTTTTACCCAAATGCTTCACTTCGTGCCCGTTCATATACCTTGTAATTGACCCTACTCCAATACCATTTAAATAAAGATCCTCAATTTCAATTAATGAAGGGATAACTTCTTTTATGACTACAATTTCCTTGTTTTTATTTAAATCATATCCATATGGTAATGTTCCGCCTGTCCATCTTCCTTTTGCTGCTATACTAGCCCTTGTCTCTTTTACCCGCATTGAGGTATTGTTTGACTCCATGTTTGCCAAGAAACCTAAAACTGGTTCCATTATCCCCCTTACCATCGGGTTTGAGGAAATCGGCTGTTCTTCCGCTGATGTAAATTCAATGTCACAATTATTTTTAAAGATTGTATCAAGGATTGTAAGCCAATCTTTTTGTATTCTGGATAGCCTGTCCCTTTTATACGCAATTACTTTATTAATCTTTCCATCTTCTATATCTTTAAGAAGTTCCTGAAGCACTGGCCTTTGTTTAATGGAATTCTTTGATGCGGATACCGCTTCTTCAATATACTCTTTATAAAGAATGCCATCACGTTCCTTGATAAACTTGTAGGCTCTTTCTCTCTGCATCGGTATTGAATCCTTAGTTACCTGTTTAACATCAGAAACCCTAATTAAAACACCGTAAGTGTCTTTCTTTGTCTTTTCCTCTATTGTGTCAATTTTATCGACACGACTTTTATGATGTTTAAAAACGTCTTTAATGTCAGTCAATTTAACCCCACCCCAAAATTCAACTATACGTATTATATAATATTAAAAAGGGCAGCCATTAAAGCTCACCCTTCATTATTTTGTTTTTTATCTATGTAATCAATAACCATTCTGCTGACTTGTTTAACGAACTGTTCATATTTCTCGTTCTCATTATCACTATAGATAATCTCCCCCATTTTCGGTCTATTTCGGATTCCTCCCATTTGTTCACCTCGCTTAGTCTAAAGATGTAGTTTATAACTCATGCCGAACGAGCGGCTGTATTCTAAATCTCTTCTAAATACAACTCACCTTTCATGCGACATTCTTTTGCTTTAACTAGCGCCAGTCTATTTTGCGTTATTTTTTTCAAAATTAAAGCCCAATCCTTAATCAATTCCTCAATCTGTTGTTCAGATGATTTCATTAATACAGTTTGAAGACTTTCAAGTTGATTATTTAAAATTTCATACTGAATGTTCAGTTTATCAATTACAATATCCATTTTTCTTTGGTTTATAGCACGCACTTGTTTGTCAGTTGTCATATTCATCATCCTCTTTTTTAGTATTAATAAATCCCAATCGCAATGCTAATAATTGAGCCTTCCACGTTTACCTCATATAATCTATTGTTACCTTCACCATCATCCTCAAAAGGTGGATATATCGTCATGATTAGCCTTCCATGCTCATCTTTAATTGAGATGGAGTCTACATCATCTTTGAATAAGTTTCGATATTTATCCTCATTGTTCAAAATCAAATGAAGATTTTTGCAAGAATGTTTCCGTGCAATTATTCCGCTACTCACCGCTCCAATTGTTTCCAACAAATCTACAGCTTCAAAATAATTAACTTTTTTGCATGGAATACTTTCTGTCTTACCTTTATTAAAGTCAATATCTAAAGACTTGTAACCTTGTAAAATCATCTATTACTCTCCATTCGTTCTCTATTTGATTTGATATTCACCATTTGAGCAATAAAGTACAAAATGGCTTTTGCTGAAAGGTATCTCCTTCTTTATATCCTGTTTGACTTTCCCTTCTTCAAAAACCATTACAACCTGTAAGTTTTCATGATCAATGTTTTTCGACCACCACTCAACAACACGCCTGGTCAAGTGTACCCCTCTCCCTATCTTTTAGTATTAACCTGATCAAAATCCATTTTGCAAAATTCTTCTGAATCATACTCAAATGTTGATGCGCCTTCTTTAACGATTACCCCTTTACATTTATTTGGGTAGTAAACTCTTTTTTGTAAGTGTGTTAAAGCTTTAACAAAATGAGATTTGGGATAAGTACAAAAAACTTTTTCAGAACTAGTAGTGGAGATATCCCACTTATGAGTGACATAGTTAAAAGCTACAATATATTTAAACGGTTCTAATGACTCCTCATCAAACTCCTCAGTAAACTCTTCAGCAAATCCATGGATTTCATATTCAATTGCACCTTTATGACTCTCCCAAACTTCGTCATCAAGCATCTTCCTTAACTTTTCAACATATTTACTGCTGTAGTCTTCTTCGCAAATGAAATCCGCACGAAGCAAGTTAAGTGCTTCATACTCCGCTTCTTGCTTTTTAAGGCCTTCGTAATCCCCACCTCTAAACGGCTTGTAATATTCTGGATCGTTCTTACTGTACCCTTCTTCATCCCGAAGTCTTCCGTACGAATCATATAAATGTGGCGAAACTTCATTTTTTAAAGCATCTAGTGCTTTAATGTAGTCCGCCCGCTCTTCGTTAAGTTCAATATGACCCAAAAAATGCTTGAAGACATCTTCCAAATTCATACATGCGAGAAAATGAATCAAAAGTTTATTTTTATTTGTTTCAACTTCTAATTGCTTTGAGCTCTCTAGGTTTGATTGTGTTAATAGGATATTCTTATTTTTTTCTTCTCTGAGTTCTTTTTGAAGGGACATTTCTCTTTTGCTAAGTTTGTCCCAAAAGTCTTGTTCAATATTTTTTTTCATTTTTCATTAGCTCCTTTTGTATCAATGCTATTTTGTTGCAGCCACATAAGGTTGACCGGTTTCATCTATTTCAACTTTACATAAAAGCTTCATCCGATAATGGCCATTTCTTTTTATTTCATCCACTAATTCCAAACTTATTTTATTTTTATCCACAAAAGCTTTAGGACAATACTCAGATCTTACAAATCCATAATCTTTGTTTTTGCCCAATTGCCACAACTCCATTTGATGGAATCCGTCTTCTGTAAAGGTGTTAAATGCACTCAACATGGCTTTAATGTCTTTTTTAAGATTGTCTTCATTCTGTCTATACTTGATTTTTTTGCATTTCCCATACTTTAATGTAAACGGCATATCAATAAATGCTCTTTTTCCTTCACCAAGTCCTTTAAATATAGTTACATGTGTCCCTGGATATTTGTTTATGAAGATCATCTCTGCCTTTAAAGATGCGTTGTAGAAAGTATTTTCAACTGTACTTTGAATAAATCCAAATTCCTGAGCGACATTTTCTATATTGATCAATAAAAATCAACCCATTATTATTGCTTAACTAACTCTAAGTTAGGTGGATTTTGTTTAGCATAAGTGTTACCTTCAGCGTCTTGATAGACTGAATATGTTGGCAAGCGGTTAATTCCTGTTGCTTCATACACTTTTTCACGCAGTTCTTTGTTATTATCCAACGCATCCATGTAATCATTTGCTATGCTTCTGTGAATATATGCTTCATTATCAGACTCAATGAAGTCAACGAAAACCATATTTTTAAAATCTGCTAACGTTATGTAATCAGGGTATTTATTGATACTTTTCAAAGTCTCAGGGGTCTTATCAAGGGAAAGAAAGTTTAATATGTCCTGCTTCTTTACCTTATCATTGAAAATAGCAAAGATTGTATTAACATAAGGCATCACAGAAACAAATTTAGGTTTATACCTAGACAATTCATCAAATACTTCATCCCCTTCATCTAATAACTCTTCAACAACCTTGTCAGAATAATTCGTTTGTTTTCCAATTTCAGTAATGAGAGCCCCTACCTTGTTTGATGCTCTTTCAATTTCCCACACTAAATCTTTATTATTAATACGCTTATATTCTCGATAAAAACGTTTATAAATAGTCAAAACATTAAATGGAGAGTAACTGTCTATATTTTTCTTTTTTAGTTCTGTGAATTGCTGTTTTAACGAGTCAAAGAGTTCATCTGTGAAATCGCTATCCAAAAATACTTTCATGATTTCTTTCATGTTAATACCTGATACAGCTATGTGGCTATCGTTTATTTTTTTATGAAGTTTCAATAATTCTAGCTCCATATCAGGAACTTTTTCTAAAAACTCTTTACCTTTCTTGATTAAGCTTTCTAATTTACTGCATTCATTAATTAACTGCTGCTTTAATTCAAAGACATTTTCCATTGTGTAAACACTCCTTTTGTTTATTGTTAGATATCGCTTGGATGGATTCTAACACAACTTAAGAGTGAGTGAAGCTCACTCTTAACATGTCTTGTAACCCAGCTTCAAAGCACGTTAAACTTCTTTTTTGTCTTCCACATTTTTAAATAAGTGCGGTGCAATTGTATGCATCCAATCCCACATCTTTGCTCGGTCACGTTCATCAAGCAAACCGTTTTGTTCGTATGCTGATAAGAATGACAACAGATGTTCTTCAAGTCCATAACACTTCACGAAACCTTCAAGAAATTCATCGTATCTGTCTAATTCGGCATAGGGATCATCGTATTTACCAATAAGGTCTTTTACTTTATTTCACTCATATTTTCCGCTCCTCTTATTTCATTTTTAAATAAAATCGTTATTTTATTTTTATTCTAAAAAACTGTAATAAAGGGGAGAGCTAAGATGTAGCCCTCCAGATGGATATGTAATGCTTATGCACCACGTCCTGGGTTAGCCATTTGAATATCACCAGAAGCAGTTTTGAAATGTTGTCCACCTACGAAACCAACAGCCAAAGCTGCAACAATCGCAAGTCCAATGAGTACCTTTTTCATTTTCTCACCTCCTTTCAAGTGATATGCGACGACGTCGTCGCATTTAAAGGACAAGTAAATCTAGAAGTCTACTATCTGTTCCAAGTCGACGAAGCTCAGTTATAGGGCACTCAAGAAAATGTTTTTCTCCGGATTTTTTGAAGTGTTCAACTGATTTTAAGAAATAGTCTTCTTTGTCGTGAATCAATCCTAAATAATAATAATGGAATCCTAGTTGATTATCGCTCAGACCTGACTCAAACAATTCGTCTAATAATGCGATAGCTTGATCATTCTCCTTTTTTACAATCAACTCAAAAACTTGTCCATAAAGATCGTCTTGCTCTTTTGATTGCCTGTTAATCCATTTATTTTCCTTCCCCCAATAGTTCTCAAGGAAGGCGAGACTTCTAGTTAGTTGAGTTTTTCTTTCTGGGTTCTTCATTGATTTTTCTAAACCCTTTATGAAGTTCTCCTTTGCTTTTTCATAATTACTAAGGATATATGTGTTACCCATTGTAAGGTAGCTATAAGCAATAAGTCTGTCAGTATTAGTGCAATTGATACCGTATGTACAATGGAATCGTGCTCTTGTTAATTTATGCTGGCTGAAAGCTGACGCTGCAAGTAATGCCTGTAAACGGTTATAATAAGAATCTCTAATTACTTGGTTTTGTTCAATCGAATCAACATCAACAATTGTAGACATTTCCGCAAGGTTTGAGTATTCAGCCATTCTAAGGTAGTAATACAACGGGATTATGTAAGTAAACACTCTCATCTCAGGAGTTTTGGGGTCAAACTGACCAATTGCTTTGAGTGCTTCATGTGCGTTTATTTCGCCTCTGTCTTGCTTACGTTTAATCTGATACAAGGTAGCCCATTCACGTTCAATTGGACATTTGCTATTATTTAATTGGTCTATTAATTTATCAGTCGTTTCATACTCTTCATTAATGTCTGACATTTCAAGCTGCACTTTTAAGTCATTTACCTTTTTTTCAACTTCTCTCTCTTTCGTTAACATCCGAATAGCCCCCTGTCAGATACCCGATACTTATTTTTTGTTTTTGTCTCTGTAAACAATATACATCAGACTCTTATTCAGAGTCAACGATTTTATTTTATTTTTATTCTAAAAATCCTTATTTTTCACTTTTATCATCATCTAAACGGTGTTATAATTCAATTAGGCAGGAATCACTGTAACTATTTTTAGAGTAAATTTAAAATAGTTATGATCGGGTTTCTTCTATTTAAAGCAAATATCTCTTATCCCTGCCCCGCTCTTTGACAACTTCATACGAATTTAGAATCAAATTAAACAAAAGGAGGAATTTAATGTCCCAAGAAACAACAATCAGATTAATGGTACATCCTGAAAAGTTCAATCACAAACCATCAAAGGAAGAAACTGTTCAGATTAATAACCGCATCCTTAGAAATCCAGCTACTATATCTATAGAAGATTTAGCAAAAGCCTTATCAAGCGGTCAATCGGTGGTAACTTCTCTCCTCTATCCAAAAGGACGGAAGATTAAAAGGACAGAAGAATATTGGAAAACACAACAATTCGTTGCCCTTGATTTTGACAATGAGAAGTTTATAAAAAAAGGTAAGGATAAAATTAAAATAAAAGACATTAAAATGACTTGGGAAGAAGCACAGCAACATCCATTCTTTAAAAAACATGCTGCTTTTGCGTACAAAACATTTAACTTTAAAGATGATCACCCTAAATTCCGAGTGTGTTTCATTTTTGAACAACCTTTCCTTAGTCTAAATGAATGCAAAAACACCATTAAACAGCTATTAAATATCTTCCCGATGGCTGATCCGATCTCCAATCAAGGAAGCAGGTTATTTTTCGGCGGTACTGACTTACATATTTTCAACTATAAGAACACCTTACCTATAAACCCAACCCTTTGGTTAAGTATATATGGTTATAATCTATTATACTTAAACCAAGGGTCAATACCTTATAAGAAGGATAGTCATGAAATCATTAAGAGCAAAAATAAAATAAGTGTATACAAAGAACGAACGAATGTAGAGTTAATAAAGAACCTTGACGCTATAACCTTGTCTAACATACTGAACCCTCAGCCAATTGAATTACATAACCTAACTCAAATTAATGATTACATAAAAAAGCAGGATTTACGTAAGTTTTTAGGAGTCAATTCTAACTCTTTTCATGACTTATTCCATGAAGAACAATCACCAAGTGCAAGCGTTTATAAATCAAACACTGGTACTGGACACTGGATGTACAAGTGTCATTCATCCTCTTCTCCGTTTTGCGGAACAATATTTGAAGTGGTTGAGCGACTAACAGGTTTAGAACGGTTGGATATAAAGAAATTCTTAATGAATGTATTTAAGATCACTCTTAAAGAATCTAAGCTCCAAATGGAACTAAAAGCGGAAATAGATGAGTATAAATACATTTTGCAGTCTCCTGACTTTAAAGAAATGTATCCAGACGCTTTTAAACTTTTAAATAAACACAGATATATTGATGACTTTTACATAATTCTTGACCTTGCAAAAGAGAATTTATCAGGGGATATACACGATAAAAGAAAGTTGTTTTTTCATTCGTTAAAAACTATTGCTGAAAGGTTAAACAGAAGTGAACCCACTACTTCCAGCCGTATTACTTTCTTTGTATTTCTTAAAATGTTATGCAAATTAGAAGACAATGAAATCCCGCCACATATCCTGAAGATTCAAAAGAGAAATCAAAGAAATAACAAGTTCAAACGTCGAAACAATACGTATGAAATTTGCAATTACGGTTCATTTTTATTTCAAGAGATTAATAGTCGCTGCCGGGAATGGAATGAAAAAGGATTAACCACTAAGAGCATGAATCGTGAAGGGATATACCGGAATTTTGGAAAAGCCGAAGCAGATCGAATATTCCCTCAAGATAAAAACGCTAAATTGCCCCAACTCCATGATGACGTTATAAGCCATCTGACAATGACTTTGAATAAATTAATTCAATCTAAAGGATGGACTACAGAAAAAGAAGTAATAGATGAAACAGCGCTATTCTTCAGAGGCCAAAAGCAACTAAAAACAGATTTAATTAAGAAGTCAATTGGAGGTCTTTTAGACAGCTATGATCTTAAAAAGATATCGAGCAACAAAAAACTAAAAGCACAATACGGTATCACAGAAGACCATATGCCGAAATTGAGCTTTCCTAAATTAATTGTTAAAAATCAAAAATAAGGAGTCGAGCCAAGCCCTTGAATAAAACAACTCAAAACCTCTCTAAGCAAATTTACATGTATGCTGTAAAAACCGAAGCATTTCACACGCCTGAAGAACAGAAGCATCAAGTAATAAAAGATGCGTATTTGAACATGAAGGGCAGAATTAAGAAGTATAAGAAGCGGTTAGATAAGTTTATTTGGGAATACAATAGTATTATTAAGAGTAAAAATAAATTAAGTAAACATGATGAGCAGCTGCTTCATGATCTTCAGAAGAAAACTTTTAATCATAGGAAATACAACAAGATTTTTCTTGAGTACGTCATTTGCAGCATAGACAAGCAAAAACTTGTTCCCAATCCCGATTCCCGTTTGTACAAGTATCTTGAGGTGTGCGAAACGGAAATTGATGCTTGCACTAAAAAGCTAAAAGAATGTTATCCAAAGAACAAGAAAATCCGCTCTCTTCGTCCTGATGCCCTTAATATGAAGAATATTATAAACCAATTTGATTCCTCCTTAATACGGACATTAGGTATTAAAGAAAACGAAATTACAAAGGATATCATATCTGTTGAGGTATTCAGTTATGCGGTATTCAAGGATATTGTCACTAAAGGGTTCAAGTACAATAATCAAAAATATGAATATTTCACATCAAGTGCTGGAATGATTCGCAATAAAAAGAATATCTTCATCCGCTCCTCTGTTTTAAAGAAGCATAAAAATAAAATAATGTGTGGTCTTAATGAAGATGTTATTAATAATAAAGGCGGAATGAATGTAAACAAGTTCAACGCCTATTTAGCCCTTTGCCTTACTGCAAGCACTGTCTGGCAGGGTTTTGATATTAACAAGTGCATTGTTGTTGATGACTTTAAAACAGTCCTAAAAGGCAGAAATGTCGATTACATAGATAAGCAGTATAGTATTCAAAGAAAGCGCATGGACATTGCTATTGAACATATGGATGGAGCGGGAATAATGCTGCCCAAAGTGACTGAGAATAATAAATGCTTTCAGTTTAGATTGCCCTTTTTTAAAGGATTGCTTGTCCCCTTCCCTTTTGATGACTTTATAGCTGAGTATGTCGAGGAAGATTCATGTTTAGTCAAAGATATATACGGTAAAGAATGGGACATTATCAAAGATGGTATCCAAATCATCTTTACTAAAAGCCAGTTTAAAATGTGGAAGTATTATGATTCATGGCAGCATTACAAAAACACATTTATTAGTGAGGGCTGTGAAGCTTCAAAATGTGATGTTGAACCCGATAAATTCAAAGATCAACCGCTCAACTACCAAGTGTTACAGACTTTAGGTGACATGAGTGATGAAGATTTAACGTATTTTGCTCAAAATACAAACGATGAATTGTCCAAAATTGGTGAATCAGAAGAAACAATGCTCCGTTTTTTACGGGCTGATGATTCAAATGAAAAAAAGGATTTTTATCAAAGCGCAATTGCAATATATCCCCCTCTGCTTTCAGATGAATATTCAAAACAGATTATCAAAGACTCTAAAAGAAGTATGGTCAATAATGCTAGAGCGGGTAAAATTAAACTTAAAAATTCAAAAAGAACCTATATTGCCCCTGATGTATTTGCTTTTGCCCAATGGCTATTCTTAAAACAACAGGAGCCGGCCGGTCTTTTAAAGAATGGTGAAGTTTATTGTAGCCTCTTTGAAGAACAGGAGTTAGACGTCCTCCGCTCCCCTCACCTATTCAGAGAACACGCTATAAGAAAAAACACATTGGGTGAAGAGAAAGCAAAGTGGTTCGTCTCTAAAAGCATTTACACCAGCATCCATGATTTAATCTCAAAGTTATTAATGTTTGATGTAGACGGAGACGATGCTTTAATTGTTAGCAATAGGCGCTTTATTGATATTGCTAAAAGACATATGAAAGGGATTGTTCCGCTTGAATATGAGCTTTCTGTGGCAAAGTCACAGAAATTAAATAAACAGAATATATATGATGGTTTAGTTGCTGCCTATTCAAAGCAAATAGGCATTGTATCAAATGAGATAAGCAAGGTTTGGAACTATGTTGCTCAAGAAAATGCCACTGATGAAGAAAGAGCGGCGCTTGACGCTGAAAAACTGGATGTAGTCAAATTCTTATGCATGGAATCAAATGCAACTATTGATTACGCTAAAACCTTATGGATGCCTGAAAGACCTCATAAGGCTAAAAATAAAATAAGTGGATATACAAAACTGAATCTTCCTCATTTCTTCATGTATGCAAAAGGAAAAGCGAAAGATGAAGTTGAGCCATTAAATAGTTCTGTGGTAAACCGTTTAAGGCAAATTATTAACCCTTCACGTATTTACTTTAGGGATATTAAAAAGAAACTGGATTACAAAAACCTTTTAAACGTTCAGAAGGGTTCTAATTCACAGGAAGATATGCAAGCAGCACAGGAAATTGTAAACCTTTATTGTGAACTCAAAGACAGCAAAAGGAAGTATCTTAAAGATAAGCGGAAGAATAAAGAATATAGAGATAAGAAGAAAAGCGAAATGAATCAGTTCTTTTACGATCATATTAAGGAAAAGCTTTTGGATAAAGGTAATGAACATAATAAAGATACTGATTTTGTTGTGAATACGCTTGTAACCTATCTATACTCTACAAAGGTTAAAGCGCCTTATAAATTAACCCTTTGGCGTAGCTTTGGCAATGTGCTTTTACGGAATTTAAATAGGAATGTTCTAAATATCACATCTTGTCTGGATTGTGGCTGTGCGATTGAGAACCCTCAGAGAAACCAGTCGAGATGCCAAGCCTGCAAGAAAGCTCATGATACAAAAATGAACAGAAGGAGAAAAAACAAAAGCAGAAATTTTAAAAAATGTCACGGTTAATTAGCTATTTTAAATTTATTCAAATGAGAAAACCCTTGGTATGACTAGCTTTTCCACTTGGATATATAGCCGAGATAATGGACGTAAGGGGAGAATGCTTCGCTCCCCCCTAGCTTCCTATTATTGGCGTTCCTGTTTCAGATAAAGTAGTTGAAGACAAATATTTAGGTTGTTCGGTAGGAACTGCAGCGCACCACTGTTCCCATTTTTTAGTTCGTCGTATACCTTTTTCTTGTTGTCTTCAAGCTCAGACTTCATTTCATAAGCGTCTTGAACAGTCTTGAGCGTTTGCAATTGTTGAGTAAATTGAGAGGACACTGTCTCTGACCTTTGCATTTCCACTTGCTATATCAGCTTGAAGGCATTCTTGTTCTTCATCTAATGAGAGCGTTTTTGAATCTTCGTCTTTTTGAAGCTGCTCTTTATACTGGTTAATCGCTTGTCTTTCCAGTTCTCGATCTCTAGTCAATAATAGGAAGCACTATCACCTTTAGGTCTTAGAGGTGCATTCAAGGGCTTGGCTCGATCAGCAACTTTAAGCTTGGGGTTGCTGATCACCTTTTTTTCATTAAATTAATTACATTCATAAATTTAATTTATACAGGAGGATTTAAATTTGCTAAATATTGAAGAGCGTTATTTGCTTCATATGCAACTTACAAAACAAAGAAAAATGAAAATTAAAGAAATTGCAGCATCAGTTTATCGCACCCCTTCCCTTATCTCAAGATATTTCAATGGAAAGTGTAATGTATCTGCTGAAGTTGAAAACGCCTTGGTCAACTTAAATAAAGATACGCCTGGAATTTAGGAGAATAAAAATGAATACTCCTATCTCAAACTCCCCCGATTTACACTCAATCCCACCCTCTGGAAACTCCACGTTTTCAGGTTACCGTGTTGATTTTTCAGGTTACGGTAGGGTGTACTCCCTTAAAACAAAAATGTACTTATCCCATTTCCCAAACAACACAGGTTACGTTTACGTTAATTTAATTGATGATAATAAGAAGGTCATCAATGTTGCTTTACATAAAGTTATCTGGAGCGCTAAAGAAAATATGCCGCTCTCTTATTTAAAAGAAAATAAACTTGATATTCATCATATTGACGGTTTTACATTCAATAATAACCCCGCTAACCTCACAAGCCTTTCAAGGAAAGACAATCTTTGTGAAAAAATCACTATACAGAGAATGAAACCTCAAAACAGATTAGATACCGCAAAGAAAATCATCTCACTTAGACAACAATTTGAAAATGAAGGCTATAACATGTTTGACCCGGAAGACTTTTTCAATGTAGCACGGTTTATTAGTGTCACATTTAATAAGTCATATAGAGCGGTTTCAGAAATATTAAAAGAAAAGAAATATACAAATGTTATTTAATCGGAGCTTTTTAATTTAACTAACTCAAAGGAATGATTATGTCTAATTCACAATTTGTAGGTCAGCTCAAACAAAACAATATACAAATCAATAACCTTAAAGATCAATTTTACAGAACTGAAGCTCATATGTCTGCTCATGAAAACCGTTTATCTGAAAAAGTTGATGATTTCATGGAGAAGCAGAATTTCGATTTAAAAATGCACACTCTGAACACTGAGAATCCCCATCATGTGACAAAAGAACAAGTCGGTTTATCAAACCTAATCAATGAAGAACAGGCCACCAAAGAGGATTTTAACATTCATCTGAATGATAAGAAAAATCCTCATGCAGTTACTAAAAGCCAAGTTGGTTTGTCTAAGGTTGATAACATTCAGCAAGCAGCAAAAACTGATTTTGATGCCCATTTAGAAGATAAAGACAACCCACATGGTGTAACAAAAGCACAAATAGGGTTATCAGCCGTCACTAACGACGTGCAAGCAAAGAAAGCGGATTTTGACAAACACACCTCAGATACCTCAAATCCTCATAATGTTACCGCTCTACAGATCGGGCTTGGTAATGTGGAGAATATTCAGCAAGCCGCTAAAAGTGATTTTGATGATCACCTGAACGATACCAATGTTCATATTAGTAAGTCTGATCGGGATAGATGGGACGCTGCTCAACTCTCTAAAATAACCAAGGATAACGGTTCTGTTCTAATCAATGTATCCCAAGGAGTTGATTTTCAGAGTGTCGCAATAGGCCAAAGAAAGACATTTACCTTCTATACGGCTGAAACAGGTATTAATACACCACCCGTACCAACCCGTGGAATGTACCTCTACTCTTCCTCAACGTATGGAGAAGCTATAGCTTTCGGTAATGATGGAAGCTTATGGAGAAAGTCTTTATCAAGCGGCGCATGGTCTGACTGGGTAAATTATGAAACAGAACAGGGATCAATTAAGCGTTTAGCCGCTCACTCGGATAACACAGATATTCATGTAACTAAGGATGACAAAGACAAATGGAATGGAACCGTCAAATATGCCAACATCATGCTAAAGAATGGAGCTACAGTAGGCACACGAACGCCCATTTACGCAAAATGGGGAGCGCTGTTATTTTTAAGAGGTCATGTTAGAACTGATCCAGAGATCATATTTGGCTCAATTCCATCTTCAATGGTTCCAGCAGGCGGTGCTGTAGCAACAGTATCATTGAGTGGTACAGGTGGAACAGCAAATTTGGTTATTTACGATAATGGTGATTTGAAAATAAAATACCCAGACCCCGCTGATTCAAGTAAATTGGGCGGTTACTATATTGATGTAGTCGTGGGTTTTCAAAAAGGAGACACAGCGTGATTCAGGTTTATGAGTATGATGAAAATTTCATTCTAACCAAACCCGTTATTATTGAACCGGATGAAGAAGGAGACTATACAATCCCTGAGAATTGCACGGTCATTCAGCCTCCTTCTTTCATAAAGGCGATGTATCATCCATCAGATAAGTTATGGACAGAAGCCGCAACGGAGGAAGAAAAAGAGGAACTAGAAAAACAAATTGAAAATGGGCGGGTTTCATCACCAGTTGACCTTTTGAAAATGCAGAATGCTAAATTATCATTGCAAGTGGCAGCTGCTGAAAAGGAAAATGCTCAACGAAGACAAAGAGAAGCTGATACAGCTCTATTAATCGCACAACTACAAAAAGATATTACTGACTTGAAGGAAGGTAAGTAAATGGCTTCATACCCCGAATTTGCAGATATTAAGCAGTTCTATGACTGGAAGTGCTATGATGACGACGATATAAGGACGTATGTTGAAATAGACTGGATTACACCCGAACAGTATGAAGAAATTGTAGGCAAGCCTTACGAAAACAAAGGAGAAATTAAATGACATCTAAAAAATTAAATCTCGGATTGATCGAAGAAAGTGTAAGCAAATACGACAAGAAAGAAAAAGTGCAACTTACTGATGACGTTCATGTTTTTATTTACCCCTACTTCTCCCCTTCTCGGTTATCCAACTTGTTTAAACAGATACTTTCAGACCAAAAACAAGCTGAAGAAAAAGGGATTGACTTTAAGAAAATCAATTTTGTTGATTGGATAGCTTTTTCACTTATTAAAGAATTTGCGGATTTAGGCATTCCAAATGATATCAAGAACAAAGTCAAATGGTTTCACAGCCTCGTAGAATCTGAATTTTTCCCCTTGATTCTGAGTAGCTTTCCTGCCGAGAGTATAAAGAAACTTAATGGAGCAGCAAAGATGTTTCAGGACAGTTTGGACAAACTTTCAAATATTTCTCAAGAAGAAATAAATGACCTCATCCTTAATAAGGTCGAAGAGATTGAAAATGAACAAAAGAGCTCTTTTTAAAGTGCTCTCTTTTACCACAATCTATTATATTTTGGATTTAAGTGCTTAATGAAACCAATGTAAGTGTCAAACATGTGGTTGATAAAAGTTTCATCAAAATAGAACGTGTATTTAGACTTTTTAGGTTTATCGGTTTTTTTATCATATCGCTGCTGTTCCGTAAGCACGAGGCCTTTAGGGCGTTCTCCTTTTAGTTTTTCTATTTCTCCATTCTCGTGAACTAATGAATTTCTCAAATATTTATATGTTAAAATTTGCTTCCACTCTTTCGAAACAAAAGGCTCTTTGTTTTTGCAATATCTCTTAATATACAGCATAGCTCGTATTATTCCATGTGTATCCTCTATATCACGATATGATTTTTTCATATTCAAACTCATTGTTTTCATATCACAATAACTGTTTAAAAAAGCTTCAAAATAAAAATAGGCCTGAAGGAAAATACCTTCTCTCATTAAGATTGGGTGAACGCTTGAATATTCATGGTGGTCATCAAAAAAGAAGCTATAGTATTCTTCTTTCTCTTTTTCACTTAAATTTTGAGCGTCTTCTTCAATCATTTTTTCAGCCGATTTTACAACTTCTATATTATGTTTCACTTGGAATTCATATAAATTTTTCAAAGTATTTAAACGCAACAGAAATAAGTCTAAAGCTGCTCTACTTAAATCAACCATATCCTAACAACCCCCGACCTTAAACTATAGCAAAAACTTCCTCCCTAAAGGAAGAAGTTCATCGCCGCAAGAGCTGCCAGTATTTTCACTAGTGTCTCACTTGAGATTTTAATTGTGATCTCCATAACACTTCACCCTTTTGAGAGGGTAGGATTATCCAATAGGACACCCACTCATTTCCAGTAAAGCTCTTTAATTATAATAATCCATCAAGAAAATATCAAGTGTTTGGGAAAGTTTTAAAGTGCATACATTCTATACCTGGAGGTAATTATGTCTCGTAAGAAAAATTTAGAGGAATTCTTAAAAGAATTGTATCGAATAGAACAAACATACGGATTCAAAGTAGGAACTGAAAACCCGCTCGACTTTTTAGTTTACATAGACAGCACTGACGAAAAGCTTTATTCGTACAGTTCTGGCAAGATTTCTGAATGGTGATAATCAATTAAAATCCATATTTTATACAAATTAAAAGGAGGTTTATAATATGAATGACCAAATTGAATCCCTGAATTTGATTAATAAAAGCATTGATAAATTAGAACAGGTGTGCGGGCTTATTACAGATATGCTTTATCATCAAAACACAGATACAGCACAGTTTTGTATTCAAAAGTTAGATGCACTTAAACCAATCATAAGTGAGTTACGGACAGCAAACTCCAATATATCAAAAGAACCTTCAGTAAAAGAAACGAACCTGTTAAACATGAAAATTAATGACTTGTTTAAAGACATTGAGCACAAAATGGAATCATTGGCAGCAAACAAAAATAGAGCCTAAATAACTGGCTCTATCCCTTTTTTCTTTTCATACTCAATTATATCTGACTCAAGGTAAAGCGGTACTTGTCCATTTTGGACATGGGTAACTGGTTCAGGGAAATCTTCATTTCTAGTAATGGTGTTGTATACAGCTCGTCTGGTCTTCCCCCACCTTGTGGCTATATCAGTGTTTGTTAAAACTTTTGGGAATGCTGATTTATCCATAAAGTCTTGTTCTCCGTCCTTTTCGCAATATATTACCTTATTATATCATTTGTTTTAAAAAACGCACTTACGTATAGTAAGCACGTCCAGGTTCAACACTATTTAACAAGTCGCAAGTCTTCTTTATGAATCATAGTCCCATCGACAATGTCCCAGTATGACAATCCATATTTATCATGATTTCTCAGTGTGCCTTCTTCATCACTTAGTCTGGCTTCGGTTTCTTGATAATTGAAATCTACCTCGACATAAGAATTCTCTTCGCTTTCTTTGTCATGCTGTACAACCTTTCCTATTGTACCTTTTGGGATTGTAACACCCCAAAAAGTGTCAATTAAAACTTCTACTTTGTCGCCTTTTCTAAGTTTATTCATAATCAAAATCCGCTCCATTCTGTTTTATTTGCCCTCCTGAAACCAGGAGAGCCACATTCTTTTTAGTTGATTGACGCTAAAGTCTCTTCTGCAGATTTTAATTCTGATAATTGTGCATTTGTTATAAAAGTGCTTTGTTCTTCTTTATTGAATTCACCAAGCCAGTAATACCCGTCTTTCTCAGCGATGAAAGCAATTGTTTTCTGTAAATCTTTTTGTTTTACTAAGACGTATTCGTTTGAGTTAAGCGTGTTTTTTAATGTCATGTTCATGTTAATTCCCTCTCGCTCTTGTGGACAGTGTCCACTTATTTGATAAGTTAATTATAACAAGTTAAGTGGACACTGTCCACTATTAATGCCAAAAAAAATTAAAAAACCACCGGAATTTTCCGATGGTCAATTAATCGTGTATATATCAGCAGCCGCATCTGCCATTTGTTTTTCTGTAGGTATTGTATAACGCTGTACAACCGCCACGGTGTTACCCAAGAACCTTGCGATCGTAGATAAGTCCCAGCCTCTCTTGGCTAATTCTGTAGCAAGCGTATGACGTAACATGTGTGGTGTTATCTTATATTCATTCAAGAGCATTTGAACCGTCCTTGTTGTTAGCTTCTTATTGGATCTACTAACAAAGACATATTCGGAATCATCATTTCTTGATTCAAGATACCGGCGAATATATTGAAACTTTTCTTTACTTATTGGAATGTCTCTAACTTTCTTCCCTTTTGATTTATTAATGTGAATTAGATAAGGATTCCCTTTCAAAGTCAGGTCTGCTTTCTTTAGATCCACAAGCTCTGAAACCCTCATACCAGTAAGACGCAACATATCAATGATAGCCAAGTCTCTATAATTGATTAGCTTAGGCTTATTCTTTCTGTCTCCTATCCGTTTTCTTATTGATTCAATGTAATTAACATCAACGGATTTTGGAGTTAATTCGGAGATGTGTTGTGTCTTAGTGATACGAATATCCTTAAAGGCTTCAAATTGTTCAGTGTAAATACAAAATGAGCGTATGCTGGCATATATTCTGTTTATGCTTGCTGCCTTGTACCGCTCCCCTTTATTTGTTTTAATTGTGCCGTTTTCTAAAGCATCAATAAACAGCTGAACAATCGTAGACGATAAGCGGTCAATCCTTAGTTCGTCATCACTCAAGTATTTATTTAAAAGTTGGAGATCACGCTTGTAACTTTGTTTCGTATTTTCAGCTTTCCTCAATTGGAAAATATATTCCTCTATAAGCTTACTATTATAATCTTGCATTATTCCACCCCTCACATTACTTATGCGAAATTGAGTCTCCCTTTAAATCACCCTTTATTTTATTAAATCATATCATTCTGTTTCGCATAAGTAAATGATCTATTTCGCATAATTACAGTTATGCGAAGTTATGTCAAACCTTCTATTCTATTCAGCAAAGGAGCAACAAACCTAATGGCAAATAAAAAATTACGTGGTATCTATAAGATTGTTAACACAGTCAACAATAAAGTTTACATTGGTAGCTCGGTTGATATTGAATCAAGACACCAAGAACACAAAAGAGATTTAAGAAATGGGAAACATCATAATTACTTACTACAAAGAGATTGGAATAAGTATGGAGAAGAATCGTTTGAGTTTGTCACTATATCCACTCATGATACAAAATGTAAACTTAGTGTATTAGAGTTTGAGACAATTGAAGAATATAAGAAACACCACACAATTTATAACATAAGCAATCCATTAGAAGAACCGAGCAGGAGAAATGACCGAAGAGTAAACAAAGGAAAGAACACAAAAGGTGTTGTTTATAAGTATACTCAATCCTATGTCCTCCGATGTCTGACAGAAGAACTGTTCGATAAAGCAAGATCATTACATAGCAATATAGGTAAACGTATTTATTTCTTAAAGTCTGATGTTGATAAATGGATGATGAACTCTCTTCAGAATTCAGAGATAACAACCGATGATCGGATGCCTGGTTTATTAAACAGATGGTATAATCAAGTTGGCTTTGCTATCCTTGAATCATCAGCTTATAAAAGACAATTGACTAAACTTGGTGTTTCTGTTCCTATGTTCAAAAACATTCTTGTCCCAAAAGATTTTGTTTCCGTATTAATCAGCATGAAAAAAGATCCCTCATGGATGCCAAGAAAACCCAAAGGGTTAACCCCTATTCAACTGGATGCTTTACAACACACTTTGCTAGACTATAAACATGTTAAGCTTAGAGATAAGATTTCAATATGCTGTGACTTCTTCTCAAAGGAAATGACGAAAGCAAAGGAACAGATCAGTGAGCGGAAGTATTATAATAAGGATTCATTTGATTCCTATTTTAAGGATAGGATTAAAAGGCGTAATATCATTATGGATTGTGACATTGATAAGGTGTTACGCAAGATGTATTCTGAATTTGGCTTCAGAGCCTTTAAACGAATCAGTTATGAGCATATATTTGATCTATTGGGTATCACTGACCCTGATTGTAAAACCATAATTGCAAATGAACATGTATTAGAACAACTTCACATTTACCCTTCTGTGGCTCATTTAAGTGCCTCATCGTCCATTTAAATGACTATCTGTGACGAGTTTCTTCTATTATAATAGCAACTGAAAAATAATCCCTCATTCTACATTCATACCTTATTACAAATTGTATTAAGAAGCAGCATAAAGATTGTATTTGGTATTCATAAATATGCATAAAAATAAGTGTTCGATTTAAATAACCTCGTTACGATCACGATAAACGATAAAAAAATATACACCGTTATACAGACAAAAATGCAAAGTTTTTAAAATTTATTCTTGATTTTTATTTCAATGTGTGTTCTTCATTCAATTTTGAGGAAATCCATAAAAACCCCGTGAAATGCACGTATAATGTATGTTATATAGGGATTTCATCACCAGTATATGGGGGTATATTAACATCTAAAGGCCAAAAAACAGGAACAAATGTACCCCTAGCACTTCCATTTCCACACCCAACTTATTTTTTAAGAGTTATTCCCTATCGTAATCGCTATCGTAAAACCCCATGATATCAACGTTTTTGCAACCTTTTCACCCTCTGTTTTTAATGAATTCCAACAAATAAAGCCCTAAAACGTTGATATTACAGGCTTTTACGATAACGCTTATTATATTCACCTTAATCACGCCCTATTATCGTTGATATAGTAGGCTTTTTTGCATTTTTAGACTGAAATTACGAACACCTTTTATGGAGGGTTAATTTAGATCAAAACACATTACGGAGCGGCTTACTATAAGCGGCTCTTTTATTATTTTTAGAAAGGATGTTTAAACAAAATGAGTCAAGATTTAAAGATTATACTCACACCCAAAGCTGATACCTCCTCAAAGACTGTCGAACAGTTAAATCAGCAAATTAAATCTTTAGAGAAAAAGCTTAATTCCCTTAATTTAAAGACCAATATTGATGCCTCTGCTTTAAAGACTCTCAACGACTTCTCCTCTGCGGTTGACACTTACCAAAAACATCTCAAATCCTTCAATCAAACAGTTAAAGAAACCACAACGGTTACCAGAAATGCCGATGGCACTGTTGAAAAGCTTACGCAGCAGTATAAGAAAAATGGCGAAATCATTCAGCGTGAAAAGAAATTCATCGACAATCGCAATCAATCACTACGTGAACAAACACAGGAAGTTAACAGGCTTGCTCAAGCGACTGAAAAACTTGGTCAGGTACAGAAGAAAACAGAACAAAAGAATGCTCAAGGACAAACAACGAGGGTTACTCAAAAGAACCGCAATGGCTTTGACGATATTACCTATACAACTGATCCAAAGACAAATGCTACGTCGTCAAAAGTTACAACAAATTACGATCAGCAACGAAAAGCAATTGAACAATTAAAGCTGGATTTAGAAAAACTTAGACAGCAAGGAATTGTAACTGACACCACCCTCTCTTCCCTTGGACGGAAATTAAATACTGCTCAAACAGCACAACAAATTGAAGCATTACAAAACAGAATTAAAATGCTTGATGATAAGTCTGCTGCTGTAGCGAAAAATAATGAACTGAGAAAAACTATTGAGTTGTATCAACGCCAAGCGCAGGTAAACGTACAAAACCTTAATACACGTTACGGCGATACGATTGGCTCAGGAAATAGACAAGCTGCTCAAGATTATTTGAATGCGGTAAATAGTCTTAATGTAAGTGCCGGCGGTAGTAATATCAGATCTCAAATGCAAAGCTTGAACATGCAATTTAGGGAGTTGGCTTCAAATGCTCAAACAGCGTCTAGTCAAGCCTCCTCTTTTGGCACGGAGTTAACTCAAGCTTTCAAAAGTATGTCTACATATTTAATCTCTGGTTCTTTGTTCTATGGTGCTATATCTGGGCTCAAGGAAATGGTTTCTCAGGCTGTTGAAATTGATACTCTAATGACAAACATCAGACGTGTGATGAATGAGCCTGATTACAAGTACAATCAGCTTCTTCAAGAGTCAATCGACTTAGGTGACACGCTTTCAAACAAGATCACTGACATTCTGCAAATGACTGGCGATTTCGGGCGTATGGGGTTCGATGAAAGTGAACTGTCCACTCTAACAAAAACCGCTCAGGTACTTCAAAACGTCTCTGACTTGACTCCTGACGACACAGTTAACACTTTAACTGCCGCAATGTTAAACTTTAATATTGCCGCAAACGATTCCATTTCAATTGCAGATAAGCTTAATGAAGTCGATAACAACTATGCTGTAACTACTCTCGACCTAGCGAATTCAATTCGAAAAGCAGGAAGTACCGCTTCCACTTTTGGCGTTGAATTAAATGATCTGATTGGGTATACTACTGCAATTGCAAGTACCACCCGTGAATCAGGAAACATTGTTGGTAACTCACTTAAAACCATTTTCGCACGTATTGGGAATAATAATAGCTCAATTAAAGCCTTAGAACAGATCGGAATTTCTGTAAAGACTGCGGGTGGAGAAGCTAAGTCAGCAAGTGAGCTGATTAATGAGGTAGCAGCCAAATGGAACACATTGACTGATGCTCAAAAACAAAATACCTCAATCGGTGTAGCAGGCATTTACCAACTCTCAAGGTTTAATGCAATGATGAACAACTTTTCTATTGCCCAAAATGCCGCAACGACTGCTTCTAATTCTGCAGGTAGCGCTTGGAGCGAACAACAGAAATACGCAGATAGCTTACAAGCAAGATTAAATAAACTTCAAAACAATTTCACCGAATTGGCTATAGCTTCATCGGATGCCTTTATTAGTGATGGATTGATTAATGCTGTATCTGTAGTTGGGGATCTTCTGAAAGCTGTTACGTCAGCTGTAAAGAGTATTGGATTCCTTCCAATTGCTTTTATGACAGCAAACTTTGCTGTAGTTGGCTTTAATAAGAATATGCGTTTGCTTCAAACAGCAATGATTTTTGGGGCAAATTCTTTAACTGAAGCCCAAAGAGCAGCAATTGGTATAGAAGCCGGAATGACAAGAGCTACAATTGCTACAAGGTCATTTACTGTTGCATGGAGAGGTATGTTGGCATCTACAGTAGTAGGCGTTGCCTTTGCTGGTATTGGTTTTGCTTTAGAAAAAATAATTACAGCATTCGCTGATGCAAAGAAAGCAAAAGAAGACTTTGAACAAAGTCAGCAAACCAACATTGAAGCCATTACAACCAACAAAGACTCGACAGACAAACTGATCAAACAGTATAAGGAGCTTCAGAAAGCTAAAGATTCAAGAACCCTTACATCTGATGAAGAACAGGAATACCTTCAGGTTACACAACAATTAGCACAATCATTTCCGGCTTTAATTAAAGGGTATGATTCTCAAGGTAATGCAATTCTAAAGAGTAATAAGGCTTTAGAAGAGGCTATTAAGAATACCAAAGAATATCTGGAGCTCAAAAAGACAGAGACAAAAGACGGTGCTATAAAGACGTTCGAAGACGCTTCAAAAGGAATCGAAAAGTCTAAGGAAGAACTGAAGCAGTATGAGAAGATGGCCAAGGAATATTCAAAAGGCAAGAATTTCTGGTCTTTCTTTGAAAGTCCTCTTTCAGATGAAAATGATTATAAGTTGGAAGCTGATAAAGCACAGCGGAATATAAATAGGGTTCAAAATGATATCTCTAGCGGTAATGCAAAAGTTAGAGACAGCGTACTATCCATTGCCGAAGCTTACAGTAAAATTGATATTAGTAATACGTTAAAGGCAAGTCTCACTGACATTGTTGATAAGCTCACTCTAAAAGATGACTTGGATCCAGAGGATCTTGAAAAATTCTCTTCTGCACTGGGTAAACTTCAAGAGAAAATGCAATCGGCGTTGAATTCAAACGATGAAAAAGCATTTGATAGCGCAAAAAAAGAGCTTCAAACCCTCTTGGAGACCTATTCGAAATCCGGTTCTTCTATTGATGTCTTCAAGTTGAGTTTTGATAAGGCACAAAAGAACATTAAAGATGGAGATAAGGCCATTTCTTCTGTTAAATCAGAAGTTGGTGATTTAGGTGAAACCCTTGCTGAAGCAGGTAACGAAGCTGATGATTTCGGTCAAAAGCTTAAAAAAGCACTTGAAGCAAATGATATCAGTCAAATTAAGGATCTTATTAAAGAACTCTCTGAAGGAATAAAATTTGACTCTGTTCAAGGCATTCTTAACGGGGATATTTTTAATAACACCAAAGAACAAGTTGCTCCTTTAAATGAACTTTTAGAAAAGATGGCTGAAGGAAAGAGCATTTCTGCCAATGAAGCTAATGCTCTAATCCAAAAAGATAAAGAATTAGCCAAAGCAATAAGTTATGAAAATGGCGTTATAAAGGTTAACCGAGATGAAGTAATTCGTCAGCGAAAAGTTAAGCTCGATGCATATAATGACATGGTTCAATATAGCAATAAGCTAATGAAAACTGAAGTCAATAATGCCATTAAAACTTTAAACGCTGATTCTTTACGAATTGACAGCCTTAGAAAGCTTCGGAGAGAGCGTAAGCTCGATATATCCGAGGCAGAATTGTCTCAACTCGAAGTTAAATCAATTAATAATGTAGCTGATGCGAAGAAAGAATTACATAAGCTTGAAGAAAAAATGTTGCAACCTGGTGGTTTTTCTAACAGCCAAATCTCTGCAATGGATAGCGTTAGAGCTGCTCTTAAATCCTACATCTCAGCATCCGAAGAAGCTACGTCTACTCAGGAAACAAACAAACAAGCGTTAATAGAATCAGGTACTTCCCTTGAAAAATGGACAGACGAGCAAGAGAAAGCAAATGAAGAAACCAAAACGTCCATGTACGTGGCTGATAAATACAAGGAAGCTCTGGAGAAAGTTAATGCTGAAGTCGAAAAGTACAATAAGCAAGTAAACGACTATCCAAAGTATTCCCAAAGTTATCGAAATGCCCTGCAGAAAGAAATTAAAGCTCTTCAACAAAAGAAAAAGCTTATGCAGGAGCAAGCCAAACTCCTCAAGGATCAAATTAAGTCAGGGAACATTGCACAATACGGTATAGTTACCTCTTCCCTCTCCTCTGGTTCATCTTCTGGTAGTTCTTATTCTTCCGGTGGCGGGTCTTACTCCGGTAAATACTCCAGCTACATTAATTCTGCCGCAAGCAAATACGGTGTTGATCCAGCTCTAATTGCAGCTGTAATCCAGCAAGAATCTGGATTCAATGCAAGAGTTCGTTCTGGAGCAGGCGCAGCCGGATTAATGCAGTTGATGCCTTCAACTGCTAAAAGCTTAGGTGTAAACAATGTTTATGATCCGTATCAGAACATTATGGGTGGTACGAAATATCTAGCCCAACAACTAAGCAAATTTGGTGGCAATGTAGAGAAAGCACTTGCTGCTTATAACGCAGGGCCTGGCAATGTAATTAAATACGGCGGCATCCCTCCTTTCAAAGAAACGCAGAATTATGTTCAGAAGATCATGTCTAATTACACTAAGTCTATGACTTCTGCTAATTCCTCCATTGCAAGCTACTACACGAAGAACAGTGCGTTTAGAATAAGTTCTAAATATGGCGCACAAGATGGCGCTTACCGTTCAACTCCACATAAAGGTATCGACTTCGCAGCAAAAGCTGGAACCGCAATTAAATCGGTTCAGAGTGGAAAAGTTCAAATTGCTGGTTATAGTAAAACTGCCGGTAACTGGGTTGTCATTCAACAGGATGATGGAAAAGTTGCTAAGTATATGCATATGCTTGATACCCCTTCTGTTAAAGCAGGTCAAACTGTTAAAGCTGGTCAGACCATCGGTAAAGTTGGCAGTTCAGGTAATTCAACGGGAAACCACCTTCATCTTCAAATTGAGGAAAACGGAAAGACAATTGACCCTGAGAAGTATTTAAAAGGTGTCGGTACATCTATTTCAGATGCATCTCAAGCTGAAGCAGAACGACAGCAAGCAATAGCACAAGCCAAATCTGACCTCCTCTCTCTCCAGGGTGACATTAATTCAGTAAACGATCAGATACAAGAGCTTCAATATGAGATCGTTCAGTCGCATCTTGATGAATTTGACAAGCGTATTGGTGATTTTGATGTAAGAATCGCTAAAGACAAAGCGCTCGCTAGTCATTACCTAAGCGACAGTAAAGAATTCCGCAAGTATACAAACGATCAGAAAAAAGCTTTAACTGAACAGCAAAAGATTCAGAGTCAGAAGGTTTCTTTTATTGAAAAAGAAATCAAAACAAACAAAACTCTGAATGCTGCTCAAAGAGCACAGCTTGCTGAGGAATTAAAACAAGCTAAGATTGATCTCATCAATTTTCAAGAAGAAGTAAGAGAACTTCGAGGACAGCTCATTCAGTCTGAGGTTGACGAAACGCTTAACGGTATTGAGAAATCAACCAAGAAAACTGAATCCAAGCTTAAAGATGTTGACAATAAGATTCAGATGACTACGGAAGACAAAGATAAAGTTAAGTACTACAGTCAGCAAGTCAAATTAGTACAGCAACAACAGGCTGAGGCCAAAAAATACATCAAGCAATTAGAGGAACAGAAAAAAGCAGCAAAGGGTTTTCCTGACATCCAGAAACAAATCACAGAGGAAATCGAAAATTGGAAAGATAAGCAGAAGGATTACAATCTGGAGCTTTACAACACAAAGAAATCAATCAAAGATGTGTATAAATCTCTTGCTGATGAAGTTGTCTCCATCTACAAAGAGATGTACGAAAAGATGCGTGATATTGAATTAAAAGCGCATCAAAAAGCTACGCAAGACTTGATTGATGAGATTGATAAAACTGATGATGAAGCTAAATACCAAAGACAGTTAAAAGAGAAGCAAGACAGTATCCAAAAACTCACTGACCAAATTAATCAGTATTCTCTTGATGACTCAGAGTTCGGTAAGTCAAAGGTTAAGGAATTAACTGAGCAGTTACAAAAGGAACAGTTAGATTTAGATGAGTTTCTTAAAGATCGTGAAAACAGTAAACGAAAAGAATCGTTACAAGATCAGCTTGAAAAAGATCAGGATGCCATAAATGACAAATATGATAACCTGACAAATGATGAGCGTGGATTTAAGGAACTTGAGAAAAAGCTAATGGATGGCAAAATTACCGATATTGCTAAGCAACTGAATGAATTCTCTAAGTTCATTAACAGTAATATGGAGTCCATAGGGAAAAGCATCTCCAATAATCTTATCGATAAGCTTAAAGAAGCCTCCAATGCTCTGAATACTGTGACCAAGGGTAATAAAACTGGGAAAAAGGTAACCTCTTTTGCATCGGGTGGATATACAGGTACAGGACTAGGCACAGGTAAACTCGCTTTCCTTCATGATAAAGAACTTATCCTTAATAAAACTGATACTGCAAACATCTTAGATACAGTAAAAGCTGTACGTGAGAGCAATACTCCAAGTGAAGAGACACCTAAATGGGGGCAAAGTGGAAAATTAGCTACCTTGATTAACAAAGGGATTACTTCTATTCCATCAATAATTCCGAATATTACCCAATCAAACCTATCTAATAGTTTGATACCAAACGTTAAAACCACTAACCTGCCCCCTACGACAACCGTTAATTCTAATGGTGATAAAACAATTAATACACCAATTATTTTCAATGTTGATAAACTTACTGGTGGGGAAACTGGAGCCAGAACAATGCTCGAAACCATCAAGAAAGAAATTATAAAATTAAATGGAAGTATGTAAGAGTCTGTATAATGCAGGCTCTTCAGCTTGCTTTTTAATTGTTAAGGGTGGAATTTTATGATTAGAGAAAGTCAATATTTTATGTTCGATGATATCCCCTCTTATGAAATTGGGGCAGTGAATGTAAACACCGAGGGCGGACTACTTGAAGAGACATTCATAGCGAATAGAACAGTAAATGAAACATATACACGATCAGCTTCTGAGCCATATGTAGACAGTGTTAAACGTGAGCCATATGAAATCCCTTTAAATTTTTACATAGAAGATCATTTAGATGAAGAAAATATTCGAAGAGTTGCACGTTGGCTAAATGTAGAAGATTACAAGCCTCTTTCATTCAGTAGTAATTTAGATATCATTTATTTTGCTTTGCCAGTGAACGCAACAGACTTGGTACACAACTGCTCTAATGATGGATACGTGAAGCTGACAATGAAAGTATTTCCTTATAGGTATGGACGAGAAACAACTACCCATTGGTATGACATATCATCAGGTTCTAATAATATAGAAATTAAGAATATAGGGGATTTAGATATCCCACTCTCTCTCGAATTCAAAAAAATTGGTGATGGAGACATCACAATTGAAAACTTGACAGCTTATAAAGAACCTCTAAAATTCACATCGATTAAACATCAGGAAGTTATTAATGTAGATGCTAATAAAGAGCTGATCACCTCCAGTGTTACTGGGTATGAGTGTTATGATCAAGTCAATGAACAGTATGTTTTTTTAACAAGAGGGATAAACAGAGTTAAAATAACGGGTGAATGTTATATCCGGTTCATATACAGATATAAGTATTTGTAAGGGGATGTTTTATTGACTTACGATTTTAAACCAGGTCATCTAAAACTTTCTTTAGCAAAACCAAATAAAAAGAAAGTCGCTAATATAGTAGATTTCTCTAACGCCTCTCTAAATTTGAATTTTGATGAACTCCACGATCTAACTTTTAATATCCCACTTAAAGCAAGATATAATTTCAAGATGAAGCCAAACCATGTGGCAGAACTCATAAAAGGCTGGTATCTCATTAAGGCAGAGTTCTTAAACAGAGTTGAATGGTTTGTAATAACCGGATTGACAAAGTCAGAAAATGAGGAACAAACAATACAAGTTAGAGCTCAAGGGCTTCCCTACATTCTTCATAAAAGCAAAATCAAATCATATGAAGGCATCTCTAAAAATCTGTTGGAAGTTGCCACAGATTGTCTTAAGGGAACTTGTTTTACTGTAGACTTTATTGACCCCTCTTTTAATGAAAAACGCCGCTCATTTGATGTTACCTCTACCCGATATGAGTTTTTAAAGAACATTGGAGATACTTTTGAGGCTGTGCCTATATTTGATACCGTGAACAACACAGTATCATTTTATAAAAAAGAAACTGTGTCCAAGTATAAAGGTGTCCAATTCTCTCCTAAAAGGTTCATGATTGATATGGAAGATACCATTGATATTGATGAAGTTGTAACACGATTAGACATTACCGGTAAAGATGGAATTGTTATTAATTCAGTCAATCCTACTGGCCAGAGTTACTTGGACGATTTCTCTTATTTCCTCTACCCTTTTGAACGTGATGAAAAAAGAAATGTAATTAAGCATAGTGATTACATGGATGATGATTTGTGCCATGCAATTTTAGATTACAATGAACTTGTAAATAAAGAAGGCTCTTCTTTTTACCTCCTTTTAAATCAGAAAAAAGATCTTGAAGCAACAAAAACCGCACAGGAGAATACCCTCTTCACCCTAGAAAAAATTGAATTACAACAAATCTTAGATAAGATCACAGTAGCAAAAAAAGCTGGAGATGACACGAAAGATCTTATCAAGCAAAGAGATGCCAAACAACTAGAAGTTACATCAAAGAAAGCTGAAATATCCACCACTGCCAATCAGATTTCCAAGATAACTGAAGAAATAGCAGTGTTAAAAGATCGGTTGTCTATGGATAAGTTTCTCGGTGAAAAGCTAATGAAAAAGTTGTCTTATTTTATCCGTCAAGATGATTGGTCTAATGACAACATTTTTGATGAAACAGAGCTGTATGAAAAAGGCCTTGAGGAACTTGGAGAGAAAAATACACCTCCGGTAGACATCAGAACAAACATTGTGAACCTATTTACTGTCAACAAAGAAAAGGAATTTTGGGATAGAATCTACCTGGGAGATATAATCAGATTAGCTAATGACGATTTTAGAACTGATGTCAAAGCAACACTTACAGGAATGAATTTTGATTTTGAGCAGCAAAGTATACAAGTAACACTTTCGAATGGAAAAAGAGCTACTACTATAGAACAAGACTTTGCACGCTCATTGTATACTGCTAAGAAAGCATCAACTGAATTCAATAGGAAAAAGATTGATTATGATACCCTACTGACCAATTACAATGCACGAAATGACCGTATATCTGCACCCGTAGCAAACCCAACTATCCGAAATGACGGGACTGCTATAACTCATGTTGTAAATGATAACGGATCTGTAGATGTATCAATTGAATGGGATTTTCCAGACTCCGATGAGGATAAATACAATATCGATGGGTTTCTTATCCATTGCTACTCTGACACATCAGATGAAACATACCTCTTTGGTTCAAAAATGTCAGCTGAACAATATTTATCAGTTAGTTATGATAAACGAATTGCAACATTAACCGGTCAAGTTTCAAATAAGCACTATACATTTGGAGTCCAAGCCTATCGCACAGTAGAGACATCCATTGATAGCAGTGGTCGAATACTATCTGATATTGTACAGCCTAAATCCCCTTCAGAAAACCCCTACCTCCCTTCTAATTCTGTTGAAGTGAAAGGAAGTCTAAGCGGAAAAGTTAACGGGCTTTATACAATATCCACCGAAACAAAGCCTATTTCGCCAGATGCAGGAACGATTTGGATTGATTCAAAGACTAATAAACAAGAGCTTTTTAATGGTGAAGAGTGGATTGTGTCTTCTGCGGGCTCGGCTGATTCATTAAATGGTTACACGACTTCAACGCTATCCACGCCTAATACAATACCTGTACGTAATGACCAGGGAATCATTTCAGGGTCTATAGATGGCAACGCTGAGTTTCTTGGTGGTAAACTACACTCGGAATATGCGCTTTCTTCGGATGTTCTTCAAATGGCTAAAGGAACGTATGTGGGCGATGGAACAATTAGTAAACAGATATTACTACCTTTCACTCCAGCTCTTGTAAAAGTTTACCCATTATCTATAGACGATTCCATGTTATTAATTGATAATGACAATGGAGGCCACACATATCGGGTAAATGAAATGGGAATATCCATGGTTGGAGGAAACTCTACATACGGAAGTATAAATGAACTTGGATTTATAACAGGATCAGACAGCAATCAAAGAGGGAATAAATTAAACGTTAAGTATATCTGGGAAGCATATAGGAATGTAAACTAAACAGGCGTATCCTTATGGATGCGTCTTTTTTTTGTTGGAATAGTGAGTGAAATAACCGATAATAAGTAAAGATGGGAAGGAGAGGTTAATTTGTCAAAAAAGAAAATCATACTTCTGATATCAACACTTAGTGTTGTGGTAGTTGCTATTATTCTAGCTATAGCAATTCCAATGTACCTAAACAGATTAGACACCAGTAATTTAGACGCAATTGCCGAGAAAGTGGGAAATGATAAGGGAGTAAAGAAAAACTTTAATCAAGTGTGGATGTCTGAAACCGATAAATCTAATGATAAAGTATACGACTTAGTTTTAGCAGCCAAGCCTTCTTTCACCCAGTTATCGGATAAAGAAAAGTTACTTACAGTGGGTGAAGTAATGGAAATTACGCAGAAAAACTCCAACTTGAATAAAATAGACTGTGGAAAAGACAAGGTTTGTTCGATAGCTCATATTTTTGTTCATCCGGATAAACACGATAAGGCACTTAGATATGAAGTTGATTATGATCCATTAAATACCCCTGAAGAAAACACTTTACTAATAAAAGATCGTGTAGATGATAATCCTGAATCAACTGGTTTCCAAAGAAGAGAAGTTACATACAGGGAAAATGATGATGAACAGTCTGAAGATGAAGAATATCAGGAAAAGAAAATTGCTATTGGCATGACCAAGCAGGAAGTTATCCAACTTAAAGATTGGGGTAGGCCTCAGTCTATTCATAAGACAACCACAGCATCAGGGATAAATGAACAATGGGTTTACGGTATTAGCAGATACCTATATTTCGATAATGGAGTATTAACAACAATACAAGAATAAAACAGCTCTATCCTTAACCGGATAGGGCTTTTTCTTTCGCAATGAGGCTGGTGAGGATCAAAGCGGTTGATTTTTACCCACTATATTAAAAAGCTTGATTAAAACTGATTCCTTACACAGGAGTCTTTTTCAATTTTCTTTCTAAATGAAACTCTTCTTTTATTCTAATCGAATAACTAGACAAAATTAGAAATAATTAGTAATGTTTATTCGAATATCAAAAACAAGTTTTGTGCTTAAAAGGAGATTCCTATGATTAACGTTGATCAAATAAAAGAAATAAAAGAATTTCTTGACAGAGGTAAATCCCAAGACGATATCCCCTGCTCCTATCTTACTGATGCATTTAATAAAGTCACAAGAAAAGAGAGTATTAATTTCGAAACATTCTGCCCAAATTACAATTATCCAGATTATAATGCTGTGATTGGATGGGACGGACAATCATACTACTACGGATATAAAGAAGGTTTCTTTCAAGCTGCACATATGTCCATTAAACCAGCTAAATATTATTCAGACAGTTTGGTTTATCCCATTATTTTTAATTATAGACACTATTTAGAGTTAGTGTTAAAAGAAAATATACTTAGATTTCAAATTTTTTTTCGTCTCCCCATCACTTATAAAAATACTCACAATTTAATTTGGTTATTAGATAAACTAGAGAGCATTCTAGTTCCAAATAATCTCGGTTTTTTAATTAGCCCTACTCAAAAAAAGGTTATTCAAGATTTCCATAAAATTGATTCACAGAATGATGCCTTTAGATTTGTGTTCAATACTGAAGGAAGTTTAAGCCACACGTATGATCATAAACAAATTAGTCTTTGGAATTTGCATTTTACAATGAATGAAATATACAATGATTTTACTAATATAGACTATCTTTTCGTACCTAATGCTGTTTTTCATGATGAATATTTGACTCCTCAGCATCAAAGTTTCATTGTTGCAATCTCAGCATATTTTACAGTTAGCAGGAATAGCAAGAGTATCAATTCCTTTAATAAACTTAAAAGCATTTTATTGAATTTCGAGCACCGATTAAGCCAAAGTGTAAATTACAAGTTTGTAGATAGCGGAATTATACAGATTAGCGCCAACAGGTATGAAGCAACACTTTGTGAGCTTGGTCTAACTATAATTATTTATTTAAATAACGATCAGAATATTGAACATATCAAGATAAAATAATCACATACCCCCATTTTATTGGGGTTTTCCGCACCCTAGATTTCCTTCCTCCTCAAACGGGAGTAGCTGACGAACTGACAAAACCAGCCGCTCTATATAAAGATAACCTATTGACTCAGGCAAAGAAAAAATTATTGTCTTAAAATGTACGGATATCAACAAATATTTTTCTTGATATTGTTTGATCAAGGAGTATCTATGTTGATATCCTTTTTTTTCGTCAGATACTGAAATGTTAAGGAAATGTTTATCTTCCCAAATGGAAATAATATGATAAAATGTTACATATTTCGTAAATTGTGTTTATGAATAGGAGGCTTTAATTTGAAACAGTTAATCTCCTCATCAAAAGTCGGCGTGAAGATTAATGAGTGGTACAAGTATATTCGTATGTTTAGTGTTCCTGATGCAGAGGTGCTAAAATCAGAAGTTGAACAAGAAATAAACGCTATGGAAGAAGATCAAGATTTATTGTTGTACTATTCCCTCATGTGTTTTAGGCATCAATTAATGCTTGATTACCTAGAACCAAAAACGATGAACGAAGAGCGCCCTGAGATTTCAGACTTATTAGAAAAGATCGAAAGTAGCCAAGCTAAATTGAAAGGAATTCTTGAATATTATTTTAACTTTTTCCGTGGGATGTATGAATTTGAAGAATACGAATATCTTAAAGCGATAAGTTTTTACAAACAAGCGGAAAAGAAGTTGTCACTTGTAGCCGACGAAATTGAGCGAGCGGAGTTTCATTACAAAGTCGCTGAAATTTATTATCACATGAAACAAACACACATGTCGATGCACCATATTGTTCAAGCAATCGAAAGCTACAGAGCGCATGAAACCTATTCTGTTAGAGAAATTCAATGTTCTTTTGTTATTGGTCTAAATTATTTAGACATGGAGTATCCAGAAAAGGCTATCCCTCATTTTCAAAAAGCTTATAAAAAAGCACTTGAAATTGATATGCCAAGATTAGCTGGATCCGCTCTTTATAATTTAGGGATCTCCTCGTTTTCTGAAGAAAAGTTCGACGAGGCTATTGAGTATTTCAAAGAAGGAGTGTTGGTCTATGAGCAAAACGGATATGAACATGCTAACCGCTTATTAGACATTCTTTTCATGTTAGCGAAAACGAACTTTAAAGTAAATAAGAAAACTGAAGGAACAGCTGTTTATAATCATGGACTGTCATTGGCTAAAAACTTAAATGATGAAGTATTAACCAAAATGTTTGATTTCCTAAATGCCCTTTACATTGACGATAACAAAGAAATGCTAAATGAGATTCTTACTTATTTAGAATTTAAAACAATGTTTTCCGACGTGGAGGACTTAGCAACCGACGCAGCGAAGTATTATACAAAAAATGAAGACCATAAAGCAGCTGGATTATTTTATGAGAAAGTGCTTTATGCCCAAAAACAAATTCAGAGAGGGGATTGTCTTTATGAAATTTAAAGCTGCATCAGTATTTATCTTGTTTATTGTATTACTTGGTTTTTTAGGACTTTATTTTGCTTCAAGTCCATCAGAAATGCATGAGGCCAGACGTGGGCATACTGCTAGTATTCCTTATACCGCTCATACTGGTGATATGCACACGATTAAGTACAATATCTAAACAAAAAGCCCCTCTCCTATTAGGATTGGGGTATTTTTTTCATTAATATTTACATGGCTTTTCTTCACAACCAGGCTTTTCTTTTGCATCAACGTATGATGAAGTTATGATATTGTTTGACTTGTCATATATTCCCCAAAATTCTTTTGTCTTATCACCGTTCAGATATCCTTCTGCGTTAATTCCACCCATAGGATCCATTTTATAATCAGTTGAAAAACTTATCTTCTCTATACCTTCGTAATTTGCATTTATGTAATCAGTCATACGCTTTTTTGCTTTTTCAAATAGCTCTAATTCAGCAGTTTTATTTTTTTCTTGTCTTTCATCATATTGATGTTTCATGAATATTCCCCCGAATGCTATAATGATGATTATTAACAGCAGGATAATAATGTATTTTTTCATAAAACCATCCTTTCAAGTGTTATTTTACATGAGGAGTGTGTGATTGTACATGAGCAAGAAGGTCAGTGTACCCACATTATCTGATCAAGAGTATTACTCTATCAGTCAACTAACTTATCGACATGATTATTTAAAGAAACACTATTCGAAAAAGATTCCTGTTAACACCATCTCAGGGAAGCGGTTTTACATAGATAAAATCAAAAATGATCCAGATACAGGCCTAGATGTCTATGTCTTTGTTCAAGCCGTGAAAAAGAGTGACAAGTGGGTTAAACCAAGCGAACCAGATAACGTTGTCGTGGGATTCCAAGGAACAAACCAGGAGCAAATAAAGGCAGACATTATTAAAGCAGATGGCGGGAACGTTGTTATGGGCATAGACCCAAAAAAGAAAGTTCAATACCTTGTGAAAAAGGATGCTCTGCCCTATTCAAAAGCAATTGCGCCGTATACAGCAAGCATGGGACAAATTGCAATGGTGGAAAGCGGAAAGTACAAAGTGGTCACAAAAACATCTCAGTTTGATCAAGGGGATAAACTGCTGGCCAATGAAGTAAAGAAATATGCAGGGAAAAATACAGTTATCTCTACCACTGGACATTCACTTGGAGGAGCGGATGCGGAATACGCCGGCGTAAACAATAATATATACAGTGTCGCTTTCAATAATCCCTCCATTGTTAAGCTCCATGATAAAGAAACTCAAAAAAAGATAAGAAATGGCGAGTTTGATGCATATCATAAGGCAATTATTAACCCTGATGATATGGTGGGCTCAGGATGGTTTTTAGAGTATGAGCGGCATAACGGAACAACCATATACACTAAAGACCCTTCTCTTTCACGTACAAGCCGCTCATTGAGATTAAATCCCGCTCAAGGTATCACAGGTGTATTAAGCAGTTTGATTGTTGCATTCTATGGTCAGGCATTTGCTAAAAATCCTGATACTCATAGTATGATTGACACTAACTTTAAATTTGATGAACACGGGAACATAATTAATGTTAATGGCAGTGAACAAGTTTTCAATCAAAACATTAATGCTATGACTGCTTATTCAGGGATGAATGGACAAACGATTAAAGTTGATGTTACATATGCAAAGCAATTGGCGGAAAAGCTTCAATTAGCTATTGATGATCTAAAAACCAAAAAACAGAAGCTTGAACAATTCCCCCATGAACATGACAGTATGGTTAATGATGTAAAGCGTTCTTTTCAATCAAAAATGAGTTCAAACCCTTATGAAAATTTGATCTCTGATGACGTTAATCAAGCTATTCTTTATCATGCTCCCTCCTCTTCTGGTGGATCACCTGTTTTCTACAATACAGATGAACAACTACAAACTGAAGCAATGCTCCATTACTTAATAAGGGATTTAGAAGATATCTGTAACTTCATTGCGAAAATGGCTCAGGATATGGACGCAAAAGATCAGGAATTAGCAAAATGGTTAAGATTATAAGGAGGCTGTAAATTGGCACCGTATGGGGTAAACATGGATGCAGATGAGTTTTATAAGAAGCTTCAGCAGAATGAGGCGCTAAAGAAGCAAGTGGCAGCGGCATTGCAATCTTATTGTTCAGAAATTAAAACAGATTTAAAACAGGCAACTGACTTTGCATCCGCTCAAGAAACCATAACTGAATTATATATCGTCCTTCTCTCTTCGTTTGAAGGAAAATCAAAAGAGGCATTAACACAACGCCTTGCTGAAAATGCCAATATGCTTATGGATGTTTTGGAAAGCAGAAATAAACTTTTGAATAGCATAGAAATAAAATAAGCCCCGTATATGGGGCTTTACCCTTTTGAAGCATATTACTTATGAAGCCCCATACTCTTAAACTCTTTCCAAATTTCTTCAATAAAATTGAATGGGTGAAAATACTTTTTCCGTACCACTTCATTTTCGGCTGAATTATTATCAAAGTAACGCAGGGCATATGTTTTTCTTAGCCTTATGTTTGTGGCATTTTTAAACTCTGGATCATTAAAAATTTTATCTTTTATCTCCTGTGTTTTTTGTTCTAATTCATTTTGTCGGTTCATCTCAATTTCCATCATTTTTTCTTTGGGTACTTCTGTTTTCACTTCCTCTGCAAAGGAATCCCCCATTGTATCACCGTCACAGAGATCGAATATTTCGTCTCTTATTGTGTTGTTATAAAAAACAAAACCCTCTTTAACATAGAACATGGTAAGTTCACAAGGTTGGTCGAAATTTATTTTATCTAACTTTTTATTGTACGCACTAATCTTTTCAGACAATAAGCTTTGCATTTCTGAGTCTTCAAACCACTCATGATATTCTTCATGAATATAATAGACTTCCTTGTTCGGATAATCATATGTGTAAAATAATAAGTTATTGTCCACATGTTTATGAAAGTCTAAAAAGCCCTCTTGGCTTGGCAATAGAATTTTTTGATTTTCAGTATCCATATCCCCTTCTATAAGTGTAAAGCCCATCTTAACCGCTCGTTTTTCTAATTCATCCTTTGAAATAATCAGCTCTTTTTGATGACTCAATTGCCACACCTCTCCCTTACAATGTCTCAATTCAATATTACATTCCCTCTGTTCAAAAAGTGAAGAAACTCAAGGAAAAACTTTTTAAGGATAAAAATAAAATAAGTCCTATAAACCTATTCACAATTATTAATAGGTGTGTTATAATAAATGTATAAGGAGGTGAGGAAATGCTAGACAATATGATAAAAGTCCTTCAAATTATCTTCTACGTCGTCTCTATCGGATGGATTGCGCAACAATCAAACGATAGCGAGAAGAAAAATAAGAAGGACTAACCAGAGATTAGGGAAGCGAGCCACTAACTCGCTTCTCAATATCATTATAATCAGTCTAGCATAAAAAATGAAGAAAAATCAAAAGTTTATCTTTTCATTAATTTTATTGTCTGTTGCAGCAATTAGCATACGCTCTTTTTGGACAAACTCATTTACAACTGCAGTAATGGCTATTGTGGTTTTGTTAACGATTTATGCCATCATTAAAGACATGATTTCAAGGAGAAAATAACATGGAATATCACCTAAAGAGTCGCAAGGAAGTTGAGGACTTCATCAAAACCGAAGTCCTTACTACTCCTGAAGCCAAAGAAATATTAGGCGTAACCACAACACGTATGAGTCAATTAATATCAGGCGGAAAGTTAACGCCCATAAAAAAACTTAGAGGAGTCAGTTTATTCCTACGCTCAGACATAGAGCGGAAGAAAAAAGAGCTTGAAGAATCAAGAAAGAAATATCGTCCATACGACAAATAACCCCACTCACAAATAAATGTGATGGGGTGTTTTTTATTTTCCACGAGTGGCATCAGTTATTGATTCTTGCCTCAAGCTCAAACACACGCTTGTTAAGAACGTCTGTCTTCTTATCTACGTTCTGCAGCTGTGTAAGGTGGGCTGTAATATCTTTTGGTTGGTTCTCTTCAAGGCGGTCTAACTTAACGTTAATCTGATTAAATTCCTTCTTTGTTTCTTCTCTGAATTCGTTCATCTCTTTTTTAAATGACTTTAATTCAGATGACACACCGTCGATCTTGTTATCAATTTTCTTAATCTCATCTAATATCGCTTGAAGCATGTTGTTTTCCATCCCGCTCACCTCTCCGTACAGTATAACAGTAATTGCAAAACTTTTGTTTAAGACTCTTTAGAGTCATCCTCAATTATTTCTATTAGATCAGTGATTTCGCACTCAAGGGCTTTGCATAGCTTTTCAAGAGTATCAAATTTGATTCCGTCAGTTTCTTCATAATAAAGCTTAGTAATTCCGTTTCTATGAAGTCCTGTTTTTCTTGAAACTTCAGCAATGTTTAATTTCCTTTCCCCCATAAGTCTTGACAGGTGAACCTTAATCAATTGCTCCGACTCCTTTTATTTCAATGGTTTTGTTTATAGTATACACTTCTCATAAAAAAATACAACAAACTTGTTGACATTTAACACTACAGTGGTTATTATTAAGTTGCAAGTTAACACCACAGTGTTAATAAAATATCACGAAACAATAAAATTAACCCTATGATATGGAGGTAAAGATGGAGCGGGTCACGATTTATAGCATTGAAACCATGCATGAGCAACTGGAGATTTTTAAAGGCTACTTAGTCAATGAAAAGCAGGTTGTATACGTAAATCAAAACACTTTGAATCTAGCTGATGCTTTACAGTACGGTTCCCCTTATCAAGACACTTACATCATTGATGGTGTCAATTACATCCTTGATGAAGGCAAGCACGTTGAAGATGAATACACCTTTATTCAGAAAACGTTGGACGCTTTCAAGGAAGTTGATGCATTCACCTACATCACACAAATATTCAACAGTGATGATTACGGGACAATCATTCATAACGGTAAAGGTGTATTAGACCATTTTGTTCTACAGAGACGAAAAGCGGGCAATCCGATAATCAAAAAGAAAAAAAGATGGCGTTAATAAGTCGCCTTTCCCAACTTCTTGGGAACAAAGCCATTCACTTAATTAAAAATTAACTTGCATAATGAAACCTTTTGAATGAACTATCGTATTACTATAGACGGGTGTCGAATGACCTATCTTCAACACCTGACAGGAGGAATTCAAGTGAAACGCATTACAATTGAATACCATGATAATAGTGATGTAGATGTTTTTAAGGGTTACTTGATTAAAGACAATTTAGCTATCTACGCTGAACAAGGCTTATCCACTGTTCTAATCAATGTAAAGCCGGTAAACCACAATATGAGCCGTTACATTGAATCTGAGTACATCGGAGACTTAGACAAAGGCAAACATGTCAGAGACGATTTTCATTACATTAAAAGCCTTGTGAACGCTTTGAACGATATGAGCGGTTTAGAGTTATTGGAGAATTGCGGAAACATTAATTGCTCTCACGTGGAATTAGATGGTCAAAAAATAATTGAATATTCAAAATATAAGGAGCGCAATCAATATGCAAATTAATCAAGAAGTATCCGTAAAATCAAAAGTTTCTCGCTCAGGAGTTGAGCGGGGAACAATTGTTGACATCTACCCTGAAACAAACACATTTGAAATTTGCTATTTTGACGGTACATATGATGAAAAACACTTTGACGAGATTGTATAAGCAAACAAACAACACTAGGGGGAATTTGACATGCAACAGGTATTGAATAACAGAGAATTATTAAAAGGCTCAGAAGAAAGTGTCTTAGAAGCTTTGAGAAGTATTGTAGCAATTAACCCACTAGACAGCTTAGGTATAGATGAAGGTGAAAGAGAATTTGATGTTCATTTTGACATTAAAATGAGCGCTTCACTTCGCACAACAAAGAAATTCCGGAGTGCAGAAGAAACACAGCAGTACTATAAGGAACTGCTTCACACATTAAATATTGTTATGCCTTACCTATCAATGATGGTAGAAGGTGGAGATATTGTTACAGCAGCAGTCGATGAATGGGAAACAGAAAATATCAAAGCATTTGAGACATGGGAATGAGTAAGACGGATTTACATAACGAGCGGTTCTGTCAGGTTGTATTTGGGGGATTGATCGTAGTTATACCAGCTTTGAGCATATTGTGCATAGCGTGGTTTGGGTGATTAGGAAGAGTGTCACCAGCACTCTCCTAATCTGATGGGTTAGTACACTCCCATTGTATTTAAACATAACAATTTAATCAAGGGGATGAATTGAAATGAATTTATACAAATTGGTAAACCTAGATGGAAACGTTAATTCTGTAGCAAGCGCCTATATTAGTGCAATGGAAACATTCCTGGAAGTCTTAAAAGAAGATCACAAAGCACTTAAACAAGCACTGAGTACAATTGATAAGCGTCTTTCAACAACATATCATGAAATAGAGAAGTCTAATTTTAATGGGGTACAAGGATATTATTTTGCAAAGGAAATTAAAGAGATTTTGCAAAAACGTCGTGTTATAAAAGGTGAAAAGGCAAAATTAAAATCCATTATTAAAAGCCTTAGCTCTGGTGTCAAAAACGCAAACGCCACCCATGATAAAGTATCTAAGAAAGATCAGGAACTAAGGGGCTCGTTGAATACTCTTATAGGCTTATCTGATGTAGCTGAGGATATATGGAAATGAAAAACACATATTCCACTTATGAATTTAAAGCATATGATAGACGAAATAATTTGTTAAAAGAAAGGTTTACATGCAATTACAATGATCGCCTTTATTCAATCATAGAGTGGATTATCAAGAAATGTCCTACCGTTGATGTGATTGAATGTATGGTATCTGAAGTCAGTGAGCTTGCTTTCTGTAAGAGTGAGTATGTCGATATCTTCACGGTGTGGAAAGCGGAAGATTAAGCGGAGTTAGATTGAATAGACAGTGAGGACAGGGAGCGGTATCCTTGTCCTTTTTGCTAATAGGCACTATATCGTAAGTGAAACAAAAACAAATAGGTACAATACGTAAAAAGAAGAAAAGTCTAGACTACCTGTATTTATTAACCTATGTTAATATAAACATATGAAAAAGTTGCCTTGGTTTGCTCACCTATTTTAATAATGAGGTGATGATCATGACAGTTTACCAAACAATGACGATTATAATTGATTTCTGCGGATTAATGTTAAATGCAGTAGGTTTATTTGTGTTGATTGGAAACGCAAAACAGACCTAACCCTCTAGCCTGAGAAACTTAAGGGTTTAGGTCTAAACAAATATTCTCTTGAGCATACCCGCTCAAAGGCAACTTTTTACCGGGGTGTTGGTAGCACCCTGGTTTTTTAATTTTGATGCTATACGATTTGTAAAGCATCTGTTATAAACAGATTATAACATACCTCCAATGAAATGCATTACAAAAATATATATTTAATGTATAGTAAAATTAACAATAAAGAATGGACTAAATGAAATGCTCATTTTATTGCGATTAGAGCGGCGATAAGAAAACCATACACATTTTGTATGCATGATGGCTTAAAACCGCTCCTGTGCCCCAAATCCAGCTAAATACACCCTCTTCAGTGAAATGTTAAGCTCAATGGTTTTGAGTTGTTAAAACCGGCTGCACAATCCACAGTGTCGTAATATGCGACTCAGCTTCAACTGAACGATTCGTTCACAAAAAGCCCACTCTCCAAGTTTCCTGAAAGTGGACTTTCGATAGCTTAAATTGATTTCACAAATTCATGCGTAAAAAAGGTTATTTTAATTTTCTTTTCCAGAGCCAAGAAGTCTTGAAAAGATGATTATGTTTATAGTTTGTAAAAAATGTATCTGATCTACGCTCATATTGCCCCTTCTTGGCATTCATCAACTTATAATCTAATCTACTCCAATGAACTGTAGTCTTTACACTACTTACAGCAGCAATGACACCAGCTGCTGCTGTAACGGCCGCCGCCTTTTTAGCTGTTTTCATACTAGTAGCCATAAAGACTGCGGCAAGAACTGCAACACTGGCACTAATCGTACTATAAGTACCTTTACTATTATTATAGCCTGACCATTGATCTCTCAAGATCCCAGCCGATGTATCATTTTTATTTGCCAATTGTTCAATAGGTGATGAAGCCTCTTCATAATTCACCACTTCGCCATTAACTTCAAGTTTTCCAATATTCTGGTCATATTGAATCTTGTCTGTTTTTTCCCCATCATTTACAATAATCTCAACTACATCATTAACAGTTCTTTCAGAAAAAGTGTACGTAGTTCCGTTGTAATCTACAGATTCAGTTTCATAAGTCGGTTCAACATTCTGGACAACTGCACTTGGGGCTTGACGTTCTTTTGCATCTGAAACAGGACTAAAAATTGTAACAGCAGTCAAAACAGCAACACTTGAAAGGACAATCTTTTTCAT